AGTGGTTATTGGAGCAACATATGGGCCAAGTGTTTGACTGTAGCTCCCACCACCGCCCGTTCCGCCCTGGCCGCCACCTCCACCCCCTCCAGCTAGCAACGCACCTGATAGATTGTTGATAGTTACACCAGAGGCTGCACAAGCTATAGCACTGCCACCAGCTCCACCATTTGCCGCACCACCAGAGCCAAGGATGCTACCAGAATTATTTATGGTTAGAGTGCCAGCTAGCCCACTTGGGATGTCTATAGCCTCATCTCCGCTACCACCAATTGTAACGCCAGAATTGACATCGATTACCTTTGGGTAATTAACATCATAGTCATCACCAAACAGAGCATCAGCGTCAACATTAGTTGTGTTGCTGCTTATAGTACTTTTAAAACCTTTGGCTGTACTGTAAAAATCTTGCACATCTATAACACCACTTGTCGGTACAGTTGCTGCCATGTTAACCGCTGGGTTATCACCAGCTTTGGACAAAATATTAGAACCACCACGGTATAAATCACCAAGACTGATTGCTGACGAGCCGCCAACAAACTCAGTTCTTAGATCGCTAAATGATACCGCTCCTGATGCTGCTATAGTCATTATGGCGCTCCAAATGCTGTTACATTATCTTTTGCAATTACAGCGCCAGCCGTAGTGATCTTAAATACTTCAGTAGTTGTACCGCCAGAAGTGTATCTGAAAACCATGTCAGATCCATCCAATGTTGCATCCCAGCCAGAAGGAAATGCTGCCACATTATCAAGATTAGCTGCTTGGACATCACCATTGTTGTCAATGAGATCAGCCATTTTCAATGCTTTAGTTGTTGCCATTATGGACTCCCGTAAGCAGTTATATTATCCGCAGATGTTACAGCACCATTGCTTCCCAGTTTAAACACAGTACTGCCATTATACTGAAA